GAAAAACCGCATTAGTTTCAAGTTGAAAACTCGTCGCCCCACCATTAACCATAAGTTTGTTAGTTGATCCCATAATCAAAAGTTCAACTCTTGGACTAGTTCCATCTCCGTGGTTCCAAATTCTTAAATTGTTTCCGCTTGGAAAATCACCACGCTTAAACCAAACAGATATTGTGCCAATGTCTGCATTTGTAGGGTCAGATGACGAATCTCCTGTATTTATTTTTCGTAAATACTGATTATCACCATCATTAATCAACAGGCTATTATCAACAGAAAAACTAGTAGCTTTAATACTTTCTCCAGCCGCACCCATTAACATATTATTAAACATTAACCATACTCCTGTGTCATAATAGCGTGTATAGTCTCACCCGTATTATCACTAGATATTGAAGCTACAATATAATCTATTCTACTTACCGCCCCATTAGAAGTAGCAAATGTTGGTGCTGATGCACCTGGAAACTTAAAACAACCATTGTAAGATATAGCACCTGACCCACCAGACTGTACAAGGAAGATACTTCCTACTTGTCCTACCCTAGCATTTGTTGGTCTTGCTAGTGTATGTGCTGCTGTAACTGTTGTCAAGAAGTTTTGTGCTATACCAAAGTTAAGTGATACAGAAGTCACACCATTGATAGCTGTTGTATGTACAGCCGCTGCTGCTGACTCAGTTAGTTGTAGTTGTCCCTCAAGTGAAGTATTACCAGATACCCGCACCGTACCTAAGAAACCAGAATTACCTGTAGCTGTTACAGTACCAAGAAGATTAGTAGCACCACCTACAGAAAGTGTAGAGTTAAGACTTACTGCACCCGCTACTGTGAGAGTGCTGTTAAGATCAACTGCTCCTTCTAGTGAGGTTGCACCAGCGACCCTAAGAGTTCCACCAAGAACAGTATTGCCCGATACAGATACGTCATCTTCAAATTCTCCTTTGCCAGTAGCAAGGAATGTACCACCAACTGAGGTATTACCACCTACATCTAAAGTAGATGCTAGGCTTACTGCACCTGCTATTGTTACAGTGCTTCCAAAGTTTGTTGCACCTCCAACAGATAAAGTAGATGCTAATGATACAGCACCTCCTACTGTAACTGTACCACCAAAATTACTATTACCACTTACTGATACATCGTCTTCAAACTCAGCCTTACCTGTTGTTATAAGTGTACCACCAATAGATGTATTACCAGCTATTGTAACTGTAGAAGCAAAGTTAGCTGCACCTCCAACAGATAAACTAGATGCTAGGCTTACTGCCCCACCTACAGTAACAGTACCTCCTAAGTTAGTATTACCACTAACAGAAACATTTGTTTTAAATGTAGCGTTACCTGATACAGTTACAGTGCTATTAAATATAGCAGCACCTACAACTGTTGCTGTTCCACCTACATGTAAATTACCACCAACTGTAGCATTATTAACAGAAATGTTACCTTCAATAGATACTGTAATGCCTGTTAAGTTAGACCCATCACCATAGTAAGCAGATGCACATACCTTTGCATTAGCAGCTTGCACATTAGCTCCACCAATAGTAACTGTGCCACCAATAGATACATTACTTGCAATAGTAACTGTAGATAAGAAATTTGCAGCACCACCTACTGAAAGAGAGGAAGCTAATGATACTGCACCACCAACTGTTACTGTACCGCCAAGATTTGTATTACCACTTACTGATACATCATCTTTAAATGTACCTGCACCTACTATTGTTACTGTATTATTAAGCTGTGCAGCCCCTGTAATAGTAACTGTAGATAAGAAGTTTGCTGCTCCTCCTACAGATAATGTAGAAGCAAGACTTACCGCTCCACCTACTGTTACAGTTCCACCAAGATTTGTGTTACCAGAAACAGATACATCATCCTCAAACTCTGCTTTGCCTGTCGTTATAAGTGTACCCGCCAAGGAAGTATTACTGCCTACATTAAGTGTAGATGCTAATGATGTTGCTGCTGCTACTGTAAGTGATCCATTAATATTTACATTACCACTAACAGATACTGCATCTTGGAATGTAGCTGCACCCACAACATTAAAAGGTCCAGATACAGAAACACTACCACCAGCATGTATAAATCCTACAACAGATATATTTGCAGCAGTACCTAGTTCAGCTTCTACGTTTGAAAGATTAGAACCATCACCATAATAAAATGCAGCAGTTACATTACCAACAACATTAAGATTACCTGATACAGAAACATCATCTCTAAACTTAGCAATACCGCCAATACATGCAGAAGTAGCTACATCAAGTCTACCTGATACTGATACATCATTTTTAAATTCTGTCTTAGCAGCAAATGTACCTACACCAGCAACAGAGAATGTACCACCCACACTTACATTATTTTTAAATGTTGCTGCATTTTCTACAGTAACAGTAGACTTAAATGTTGCCGCACCTACAGCCGTTACTGTGCTATTAAGTTGTGCCGCACCTGATACAGTTACCGTAGAACCAAACTGTGCAGCCCCACCTACTGACACAGCAGCTTGAAGATGTGTGTCTCCTATTATTGTAGCTGTGCTAGATACCTGAAGAGTGCCACCAACTACAGCATTACTTACTGAGATATTACCAGCTACTGCTGCTGTTACTCCTGAGATATTAGAACCATCTCCATAGAAAGCAGAAGCACATACTCGTTGATCTGAATGTATGTTTCCAGTAGCAGAAACTACACCAGCAATATTTAAAGTATCGTTTACCTTTACAATACTAGATGCAATTTCAAGCGCACTTTTAGCACCATCTCCAGTTTGTATTGGTTTAAGACCTGCTTCTACTCCAGTATTTGAAACAGAACTACTTACAAGAACTATATTCTTATAAGTACGTGATATAAGTTTTCCAGTTAAATCTGTCATATTAATTGCCAATACTCATCTGTTGCGTTATAAATTGTTCCAGCTTGATCCCATGTTAAGTTACGTCCACCCGTATCTGGTCTTGGATTTAGAATAGCTGGATCGTCTTTTACATTTGCTACTCTGTTCTGAGGATGGTTTTTTAAATCATACTGTCCTTCAAAGTCTTGTGGGCATACTAACATGCCATAACTATTTAGTCTCATTACCCTATGAGGATAAACAAAACCACATTCATCGCATACGGCTAATGCATTTTTTTGCGTAGCCATTAATTATAAAATGTTATTCTAGGTAGTATATAGATGCTAGAAGTTTCTCTGTCTTCTAACAATGCCCTATTTAACATTTCCTCATAATTAGTTTTTAACAATGCAATTCTATCTGCTTGAACAAGAGGACGTTTAAGTGACATATAATATGCCAGTCCCATCGTAAGACATGGCAGAAACCTTTTAGGTAAGTCTGCATTTTGAATAGCAGATTTATTTACATCTTGTAATTCTTTAACAAGTTCTAACTTAATAACATCTGTAGAGTTTTCTGGTAGAGGCCATACAGAAAGAACAGGATTATCCCTGCCCCGTCTGATAGAATATTGATTTGGTTTACCTGTTTGTGTCTTATTAGGAATAAGCATAAACTCTTCAGGTGTTATCCTGGTTAGTTTTACATCTGTATTGTCCCTACTAATAACAACCTCAAGAGCATTAATTGTGCTACTATCAAGGCTATAGGAAGTCGTAGAGGCTACCACTGTAACTGCTGTAGTACTAGTAGACCAGAGAAGCACACCCCTGTTCTGCCAGTCTTTAAGCATTAGATTAATAGAACGACGAGCAGACTCAGGCTCATGACCTAGTGTGCTTTCGCCACCAATCATTTCAGAAGCCTCTTGTATAACCTGATCTATATCAAGATTAAAATCATATGTGCCTGAAACTGCCATTACTTCTTAGTCCTTCTTTTACGAACAGTTTTCTTTTTACGTGCTATGGTTCTTACCATTGTTGGCTTACCACCTACACCTTGAGGCTTTGCTCTCTTTCGTGCAACAGCACTTTTTCTTTGTGCAGCCGTCATTGACTTAGCTTTAGCTCGTGGAACACACTTAGGATATTTACGCTTACTTCCTTTTGCAGACTTACGCCCACAGGCTTGGAACTTGCCCTTTTTCTTGGGCGCACCTATGTCTACCCAATCTCCTTTTGGACCTTTCCCAAACCATTCTTTTAGGCTCATCTATATGTTCCACCACGTTTCTTGTAAGTACGTACTAACCATGCATTGGCATATGCACTAGGATATACATCAAACTTACGTTTAGCTTCTGCTTTTACTCTAGCATATAAAGCAGGATTAGCAGGTTTAGAACCTTTTTTACTAGAAGCTTTCTTCTTAGACTTTTTTCTTACGACTGCCATTTTTGCCTCTTGCCTTTCTTATTGACTCTTTACCTTTTTTAAATATAGAAGCTACTTGAGTCTTACCCATAACCTTTGCACGTTGCTCACCAACAGTTAGTATCTGTATCTTACGAGCATATGGTTTACTTATGCGTTTAACTTTAGCTACGGTAGCTCTAGCATCAGCAGGTGTAGCAAACTTTATACGTACTGTATCTTTTGGATTTTCATCCGTATAAAGTCTGCGACCAGAACCTTTAGGTTTTTTTCCTGTTCCTACTTTTGGGTCTTTTTGTTTTACCATTAACTATACCCTTTAATGTTTTAGCTTGACCTGCATGTAGTTTAGAGGCTTTCTTTAAACCTTTAATTACTTTTTTAACTTTAGTTTTGTTT